AAGAAACTTGGGTTGACGTCTGTGAGAGAGTAATCAACGGTATGTATTCTTTACAAAAAGACCACGCTAAAACAAACCGCTTACCTTGGTCAGACGCTAAAGCAGCCGCCTCAGCCAAAGAGGCTTTCGACCGTTTGTGGAACTTAAAGTGGACACCACCAGGTAGGGGTCTTTGGGTTATGGGTACTCCGCTTGTAAATGAAAAACGAAACTCAGCAGCCTTACAAAACTGTGCGTTTGTATCAACTGGCTCAATGACTAAGACCGATCCAGCAAAGCCTTTTGCGTTTTTAATGGAGGCTAGTATGCTTGGTGTTGGAGTTGGGTTCGACGATAAGGGTGCCGACAAAGACTTTACGATTTACAAACCGCAAGAGGGGGAAATATATGTCATTCCAGATACCAGAGAAGGCTGGGTCGAGTCAACGGCCACGCTTATTAACTCTTACCTACGATCAGACTCAAAACGTCCTAGGTTCGATTATGAAGAAATTCGCAAGGCAGGTGAACCTATCAAGACATTTGGTGGAACAGCAGCAGGTCCAGAACCGCTCATTAAGTTACATAATTACATCGATGGAATCTTCAAAGAACGTGCTGGTGAGAAACTTACCCGCATTGATATTGCTGATATTGGGAACCTTATTGGGGTTTGTGTTGTATCTGGTAATGTTCGGCGGTCTGCTGAGTTACTTATTGGTCGAATTGATGATGAGGACTTTTTAAATTTAAAGAATGCAGAAAAATTTCCAGAAAGAAACTCTTACGACCCAAATAAACCAGGTTGGGCTTGGATGTCCAACAACTCTGTATCGGTAAATGTTGGAGATAATTTAGATAACATTATTGATGGCATTGCTCGTAACGGAGAGCCAGGAGTTGTCTGGATGGATATCTCAAAACAATATGGCCGTCTTATTGATCCAATTAATAATAAAGATTGGCGCATCGCAGGATACAACCCATGTGCAGAACAATCTCTTGAGTCCTTTGAGTGCTGTACCTTAGTAGAAACTTACTTAAACCGTCACGAAGATATGGAGGACTTTAAAAGAACCTTAAAGTTTGCTTACCTATATGCAAAGACCGTAACTCTCATACCTACACACTGGGAAGAAACAAACGCCATAATGCAAAGAAATCGGCGCATTGGAACTTCTGTTTCAGGAGTGGCTAACTTTGCAGATAGGAAAGGATTACCAATACTCCGTCAGTGGATGGATGAAGGATATAAGGTAATTAAGACCTACGACACTACCTACTCAGAGTGGCTTGGTATCCGTGAGTCAATCAAGATGACTACCGTAAAGCCAAGTGGAACAGTTAGCATCTTGGCAGGTGAATCACCTGGCGTTCATTGGACTGTAGGAGGCGAGTACTTTAATCGTGCTATTCGTTTTGCAAACTCTGATCCAATGTTGCCTTTGTTTAAGATGGCTAACTACAGAGTAGAACCAGCAAGTGAATCTCCAGAAACTACCTCTGTTGTCTTTTTCCCAATCAAATCTAATGCTAGACGTTCTGAAAAAGACGTAAGCATTTACGAAAAGATGGCTCTTGCTGCAACTGCACAACGTTATTGGTCAGACAACTCTGTAAGTGTAACTATCAGTTTTAATCCTGAGACCGAAGCCTCGGCTATTGGTACGGCTTTGCATATGTATGATGGTCAACTTAAAACTGTTTCCTTCTTACCTTCTGGTAATGCTACCTATCCTCAAATGCCTTACACTCAAATTACTGCCGAAGAGTATGAATCAGAAGGAACTATGAAATTATTTCCAATTGATTTGTCAGGAGTTTATGCTGGTATGGCTGCTGACGCTATTGGTGAGGCTTACTGTACAACCGATGCCTGCGAAGTTAGGCTAATTAAAGATAATCAATAGTTTTCTGCTATTGCTTTGCCTTTTGCTTATGCTTTGCTCTGCTCTGCTGTTGCTTTGCAATATGCTGCTTTGTGAAGTTGTACTTTATCTTCAACATTTAATAAAGGTTTAATATCTACATTATGTTTAAGAACTACCTTTGTTATGGCTACTTCACACACAGAGCAAACTAATACTAAACACTCTGTTGTTGTGTAATCTTTTCTCCAACCTAAATGAACTAACTTATTCCAAAATAATTCTTCACTATAAGGCAAATTAGGTTCTTTGTAATGTTTGTATTGAGTTTGCTTGTGCTTTATATAACCTTGATTTAAGTCGTCATAGCGATCTATAAATTGTTTATTATTCATAGCAAAGTTTTTTCAAAAACAGATGAAAATAAATTTTCTTTTGGTTTTAACCAAAATAACCATCCAGATGTGTTTTCATAATTATTATTCAATAAAAATTCAATTTCTTTAACAAGAATTATATTAAAAAATTCTTCCGAATAGTTTTCAATTTGAGAGATTTTCATAGGTTCAGGTTTTGTAAATTGTTTATTATTTTTATAGTGATTTGCGTTGCCTGTAATAATTATTAAATCTCCAGTATCTTTAATAAGAGTTTTTATTTTCTTAAAATAATCTGTTAATAGTTCTGTATTATTATGAAGACACCCTCTATCGTAAATAACATCAAATTTTTCTAAATTAGTAAAATTAAAAATATCTGAAACTACATATTTTGTGTTTTTTGTTAAATTTGTTTGTTCTGCAAGATTAATTGCTTTTTCAGAAATATCTAATCCAACTACGGAATATCCTTTTTTTGCTAAAAAAGCACTGTCATACCCTAACCCACAACCTATATCAAGGGCATTTGCTTTATCTTGTATAGGTATATTTTGTAATACTAATTCCAATGCTGGATCATGTTTATATATGTCCCAAGGCAATTCTTTTGAATTATTTTTATTTTTATAAAAATGTTGAAAAGACCAAACATTTTCCCAAAATAATTTGTGATCCATTTGTTTCTCCTTTTATAACGTCTCCTGGCTGCCAGGTAAGTTGGTTCTAAGATAGCCCCACCATCTCTGATGGGGCTTCTCCTATTGCTTTGCTTGCTTATGCTTCTGCTATGGCTTCTGCTATTGCTTTGCGTTTTTCGCTGGGAACTGTTCCATCAACTGCTTAGTCTTTGGAGTAAGTCCATGCCAAGAACTCCAATCTTCACCGCCTCTACTCATGTAGTAAGCGATCTTTGCATTGACCACAGGGTTGAGCAATTCGGCATTATTTTCTAAACCAAATTTTTCTCTACGATCTTTGCCTAACTCTCCGATCATGTTTATTTGAAACATGCCCCACGAGTTATCACCTGTGTTTGTATTAGGATTGTGAGCGAGGGGTCGCCCATTACTTTCTTTCTTAGCAACTGCCCATGCTTCTTTCAGGTCTGTGCCTGTAAAGCCTACGGCATGAAGCAACTCAACCAATTCAAGATCGGTTAACTTATGAGTATTTTCATACTTCTTCAAGGTTGCTTCGTTTGTTGTTTCGCTAACTATTAGTGCTTCGGCTCTTGTTGGTGCTATGGCATCTGATGTAGTTGCTACTCCAAATGCTACGGCTAAGGTCGAAATTGACCCACCAAGTATTAAAGCCTTTAGTCTTGCTTGGGCTTTTGCTGATGCTTTGGCTATTGCCTTTGGCATCTGCTCGGCTCTTATTCTTGCGTTTGTTTTCATCATCACTCCAAATAGTCGTTGGCACTTTCAGATGCCTTTGACTGGTGTGAACGAAGGCGGTGTAAATACCGCTCTGTCGTCTTGATCGATTGGTGTCCTAATCGCTCTTTTACTTCATGGACATCTATGCCGTTCTTTAACAACTGCGTAGCGTTTGCATGTCGTAAATCATGAGTTCTAGGCGACCAGCCGATTGCGGACTTGGCTATTGCTTTGTTCCAAGTTGTTCTCCATACATCACGAGGCATGTGGCTCATATTGTTGATGAAACTCCCTTGCTTGTGCTTCTGCTGATGCTTCTGCTTTGCCTTACGGCTTCGGCTTCTTACCTGCTCTGCTTCTGCTAGTGCTTCTGCTTGGGCTTTGGCTTTGCGGTAGTTTGCTACTGCTTGCCTACACCCTTCGCATCTACAACTCCCATGTGTATAGGAGTAGAGAGTTCCATGCTGGAACTGTTTTCCGCCTTTCTCGAATGGTCGAGAGGGCTTTGCGCTTCGTGAACCTTTAAGTTTACCTTCCGTTAAGAGTATTGTTCTTGGAAACATCAGATCATCTTTTGCTATGCCTTTTGCTAGGACATACGCATTTAACTGCTGTAATAGGGCTTTTCCTATCACTAGGCTTCTCTTATGCCCTGACTTGGTGGCATCTATCACCATGAACCTAGTTCCATTGTTGTAATTTGTTCCTAGATCACTAACTCGCCTTTGAATAAAGATTTCGCCAGTTTTGAAATTAATGTCTTTTGCTCTTACTTCCGTTGCTTCACCAAATCGGCAACCACTTGCTACTAAAAATTGGGCAAATAATTTAGTTCCTTGTGTCGGTAAATGCTTAATGATCTCCTTAAACTCATCAGGGTCTAGGAGATTAGATATATTGGCATGATTGACCTTGATCTTAATTCCATGTGTCGGATTGCTCTCCAACTGACCAGCATTAACCAACTTTGAAAACATTGAGCCAAGAGAAGCCTTCACCTGATTTAAGGTGGCAGGTCTAACTCCCGATAGTTTGAGATCATCAATTAACTTAACTAGGTCTGAAGGCTTCAGGGAAGTTAGTTCTCGATCTCCTATAACTGGAATTACAAATCTAGTTAAGACCGACTTATAGCCCTTCTTTGTGATCGGCATTAGATCAGCCACCGCCAGCCATTGATCTACAAAATCAACCACCCTTAAATTAGCCTTTGAGGGGGCTTTTAAGCCCTGCTTCTCGGCTTGTATGGCGTGATACATGGCTTCGGTTTCATTAGCCCATGTGCCAGCCGATAAACGGCGATTTTGAAGCCTGTAATAGCCTGTAAATCTGCCGTTGCGCTTAATCACATACGCCATAAGTTGCCCCCTCTACTGGCGAGTAATGACCCTTCTACTGGTGAGTAATACTACTGGTGAGTAGGTTCTTAATCAAAAGATAAGCCCCTAATCCAAATCGGACTAAGGGCTGAACTATTGGCTACATAGGGAATTAGGCGGTCAGGCTTGGAACTAACTTGGTGGAACACCAGACAAGTTAGTTATTGAGCGTGAACTAACTTTCTGGAATTAAATAAAAGTTAGTTCGATTTACCAACTGGCTTGATAACTAAATCCCAAATCGTGATCGCTCTCTAATAGGGAAGTAATTAAATCAATCGTGTATTCCAGTTGGTAATAGTAATAATCGGTTAGATCATCACCACCAAAGAAAAATCCTTCAACTGGTGGAAGTGGATTTTGAAAAGTATCAGGAGTTAATTCAGTTTCTAAACTGTTTAAGTAATCGCATAATTGATAAAAAACTTTTTGGTTTTCTATCTGATATTCACGACTAGGATTAGCCAAAGCCTTAATACACTCGCTTCTAAGGTTTAATAAATCCTCATCACTTAAATAAATTACTTGGCACTCATCAACGCCCTTGCCACACTTATCAACAATCCAGCCATGAATAGCGTTTGCCTTGCGCCAATAACCAACCATTGATTTAACGATTATGCTTGAAAAATCAGGAGTTGGTAAATCTTTTAATCCAGCAAGATTTCTAATCTCGGCATAAGAACCAGTTTTATCTGTGTTGCTACCCATATATTTTTCAGCATACAAATACATATCTAAACCCATTAGTTGATCTCCTTTACAATATCAATCGCAACATCTAATCCTGATATTGCGCCGTCTAACATCATAAAGTCAGAAGTGCCGTCTTGTTCAGCATGGTTCTGCCTTTTACGCCAAACATGTTGAAGTTGGGTTAACTCTTTAATTGCTTGATCTTTATTCATTTTCAATCTCCAATTCTCTCTCTGATGCCCATTGTTTTATGGTTGTCGTTAACCAAACTGGTGTTCTCCCCATGTATTTGTCGGGCTTGGGAAGGGTGTTGCGATTTAGATAACTGTGTAGAGTTTCGATCTTTAATCCAGTTATCTTTGCTATATCTGTATTTGTTAGCCATTCGCTCATGTTTATCTTTTAACTTTCTGTTTAGTTTCATTAGGTTTAGTTCCCCACTTTGTAGTTTTAGTTTCCGTATCAGCCCATAGATAAGGTAAATCTACTGGCACATTAAATTGATAATAAGTATTATCTTTACGATTTAGATTACTTTGATGCGAGTTATGAAGTTCTAAATTACCAAACCAAAAAGGTAATCCAGTATCAGGGAAAGTTGGGTGTATTGCTACAAAACTGGGCAACAAAGTATCTTTGTAGCCACGATCTATCCACTCTTGGCAGATCGCAATTCCGTATTCACACAAAGCCCTCTCATGCCCACGCCACATTTTTGTAGCGGGGTGATTACGCCAGCCCTGACTAATACCGATTAACGCCCTAAGTATTTGCCACGCTTCAACTCGTTGCTTACCTAATCGCCTGTAATCAAGAGCCTTAGCAGACTTAACAAAGTCAGGATAAGGAATAAAAGTATTAACCATTGATACCACTCCTATATTGTTTGCGAAGCAAACTTTGGCGTTCAATCTCAGTTAATCCACCCCATACGCCATATCTAACTTTGTTAGATAATGCAAAAGATAAACATTTAGTTTTAATTGCTTGATCGCAATTACCACAAAAAGTTTTGGCTTTTTTAATACCAATTACATCAGTTGGATCAGGAAAAAAGATTTCAGGGTCAACTGTTTGGCATGGCGCATCATCAATATCTTGTGGAGTAGGCGTAGTTAATTCAACTGGCTTTATTACTTTTCTTGCTTTAGTAAAAGACACTTGACTTTTAGGTTTAGTCATAATCTTTATCTCCCTTTTCATTAGTAAGAGTTTGAACAAACTTCTCCATGATTTCAACTAAATCATTGGGTTGTAAATCAGCAAACTTCAAAAGTATTTCAATCATGTGTAATAAACCCCATACCAACATCTCAGGTTCTAGGTTTTGATCTGAAATCATTTTGTTTAAGTGTTCATTTGCTAAATACTCTTTTATTTCTTGTGGCAAACTATCTGTTCGTTCTTGATCTAACTTAAATCCACGAACAATTTTAATAAACTCATTGGCAAAGTTAATAGATTTAACTAAGTCCTCTTGTTCTTGGTTCATTGGCTCTCCTTTGTAGTAAATAGTTCGTTCAAGT